GTTTATTTTGTTCACCCTTCATATAAACATTAATGGTAGCTGAAGTTGGGCTACTATCTCCTATAATCATCGGTTGAGCTAGGTATACAATATAAATACCATGAAACATACCTTCTGTAATTGTATCTTCTGCACACGGCATTAATTCATTATCCGCTAAATACGGTAAATCAACACAGTATCTTTGAGCACCAGCAGAAAATTCTAATAATTGAGATGGACAATTAGATAAAGATTGCATGGTAGGTAATTTTCCATTAGCCACATATCTGCTAGGTTTATAATACTTTACTACTTTTAACTTAATATGTGTTTTATTGTTCATAACCACCTCCAATGTAACTGTTAAATCTCCTCTCCAATATCTATGCAGCGCGTGCATTAACTCCAAATTGTTGGCACAAATACGTTCTTGCTTAGTTACATCACCTGCAGTATAATAAGGTTGAGGGCCAATAGAACCACCTTGAAACGGTGATATTGGCCTACTCCACAATACTGTGCCTGCTGGTAATGACGTTGTTACTTCAAAAGATCCTAAATATTGTCTCTTAGACGTTATATAACCTATATTCATTTCGTCATATGATGTTCCAAAAACTGGCTCCTTACAAATTCTATTAAACTGTGAGGAGTGATCCATTTTTTCAAAATATTGAGGGATATCTGTAGTATTCATAAAATTGTTCCACGTAGTTATGACTCTGTCACTTATTATTGGAATATTAAAGTTATGCAACCCTGTAAGGCTTCGAATTGCTCCCCTAGCTTTGTCTATGGCATCGCCGAACACTGGATACAAGGTTTTTGCACCTGTCGCGCCAATGTCCAACAAACCAGATGTCGCTTTCTTCCACAAAGGCTTACCACTTTGAGCTATCCACTCATTTTCGTTAACGAATCTGGGAGTAGGAACCGCTAATTCAAAATTGGTAAATATCCCTTCCATGGTAACAGTTAGGGCATTCGTACCTAATCCTGGTCTTAAAGGATTCAAAACCATACACACGAAAGTTGCAAACGATGCAGTTCCTCGATCATGGGCTTCGGCCAAATACCAATTAACTAAAGGTATAGTATCTCTACTGTGCGCGTCTG